AAACTTAAATTTAAAACTGATTTAAATGTAAACGCTTCATTAAATAGAATTATTAATAATGCAAAAGAAGATATAACTGACCCTGGATTAATGAGAACATTACAAAAGCAAATTGATTCATTTAAATCAAAAACAAAAAATTCTATATCAGACAACTCATTGAAAAGATTTGAAGAAGATATTAAGAAAAAAGTTGGTAGATATTCTTTATCTACTGGTGAAGAAAAAGCACTTGGTGACGCTTTAGAGGATGTTCAAAAGGTATTTGAAGTAAATCTTCAAAGACAAAATAAAGAACTTGCTGGAGAATTAAGAAACATAAATAAAGCATATGCTGGATTTGCTAGAGTTGAAACAGCTATGCAAAGAGCAAGAGGTCAAGATGCTCAATTTACTCCAGAATCACTAGCTGGCGCAGTATCAAGATTAGATAAAAGTGCTAGAAGACGTGTTTCAGCTAGAGGTGATGCTCCACTACAAGATATATCAGATATTGGCATAGATGTTTTAGGCTCTAAAGTTCCTGATTCTGGAACACCTGGAAGATTACTTACTACAGGTCTTTTAGGTGGTGGCGCATCTGTTATTGATGCTACAACTGGCGGATTGTTGACTTTAGGCTCATTACCTTATACAAAAGGTGGTAGAGCTGTGTTTAATGCTTTAATTAAACAAAGACCAGAGTTAATCCAAAGAACAGGGGAAGGCATTTCAGATATATCTACATTATTATCATCTCCAACAGTATTGGGTATTGAAGAAGATGTACCAACTATTAATATTGGCAGCCAACAATTTCCAATTCGATGACATGGCACAATCTAACCTTACCTCCAATTAACCTATATAACGTAGCGAGAAATTATGAACCACGACATAGACCCATACGAGATAGGGCGACTGACAGCAGAAGTCCAACAACTAAAACAATCTCAAGCTGAGATGGAGAAAGATATAAAGGAACTACTTGCTTTGGCTAATAAATCTAAAGGTGGATTTTGGGTAGGCATGGCCATAGCATCTTTTATTGGCGGTATTATAGCGTTTGTTTTAAAAGGATGGATAGACCATTGAGCATAATATATGATGTTATATTTGCATTATTTAAACTCTTTATTGTTCCAATACTGTTTTTCTTCTTTTACTTCTTATTTGCATTAACTGCAATTATTGAGAAGATACTTACCGGTATTGATAAAATATTAGACTCATGGAATGAAACTTGATATAAGAACATTAGAAGCTATTTACGATATGCTTATCTCAACTCATGTATTAAGAGATGTTGGATTACCACCATCTTATGAAGTTGAATTTGAGCTATTACCTGTAGAAGATAATTGTATGGCATCTTATACACCAGACCCTGATACTATAGGTGTATGTCCACAAAGACATCGGTTCTTAACAAGCGTTATCAAATCTGTATTACATGAAATTATCCATATGACTAATCACTATTATGGTAAGTCTTATTTACGTCATGATAAACGTTTTAAAGAACTACGCAAACATATTGCTGACGAACTAGGGTTTGATGAAAACGAAATATAGGAATATAAATGATAGGTATATTAGCAAAGATACTAGGTAGCGGTGATGTAATTAAAAAAGGTCTAGACTTAATAGACGATATGCACACTTCTACAGAAGAAGAAATAAAGGCAAAGAATGATGCCAAAATTGCATTGTTAGCAGCTTATGCTCCATTCAAATTAGCACAACGATACCTTGCTATTATGTTCTCTGGAGTCTTTGTATTCATCATGTTAAATGGTGTTCTTGGCGCATTATATGGTATTATAGATATGAATAACGTTAATGAAGCTAAGGCATTTGCTAATGAAATGTGGTTAGGTGAAATAATGTTAGCAATTGTTGGTTTTTATTTTGGTGGCGGTTTATTTGAATCAGCGAGGAAAAAATGAAACTATCAAAACATTTTATGTTACAAGAGTTTTTAGCCTCACAAATATCTGAAAGACAAGGCTTTGCTGAACAGTTTGAGCCTAGCCCTGAAATTATAAAAAACTTAACTTACTTAGCTGAAAGGTTAGAAGATGTACGAACTTTATTATCTACTCCTATGTATATTAATAGCGGTTTCCGTTGTCATGCTCTTAATGATTTTTTGGGAAGCAAGCGAACTTCTAGCCACACACAAGGCTATGCGGTTGACTTTCGTACTCTTGATAGCCGTACTCCTCGTGATATTGTTAGTCTTATAATAGATAGTGATATCGAGTATGACCAAGTAATTCAAGAATTTTACAATCCAAATGTTGTTGGTTCAGGATGGGTACATTTATCCTTTCATCCTGATAAACCACGCAAAGAAGCGTTAATAATAGATAAAAATGGTACAAGACTTTTCAGTTGATTATGAATAACTCAGTATTAGTCATCTCTGACTTACACATACCTTATCACCATCAAGATGCGTTTGAATTTCTAAAGGCATTAAAAAAGAAGTATAAGCCTGATTTAATTGTGAATATTGGCGATGAACTAGACCACCATGCTATCTCTATGCACGAGCATAATCCAGACTTAATGTCTGCCGGTGATGAGTTAAAACAGTCTAAAGAATATGTCAGGGAGTTGGAAAAAATATTTCCTGAGATGACCCTGGTACATTCTAATCACTCATCTCTTGTTTATCGTAGAGCATTACGATATGGCTTACCTAAAGATTATCTTAAATCTTATAATGAATTTCTAGGTGTAGGTGATGGCTGGAAATGGGTAGATGATTTAACAATAACACTATCTAATAACAGTAGATGTTTCTTTACTCATGGAATGTCTGCTGATGTATTAAAGGTAGCACAACAATACGGCATGAATACTGTTCAAGGCCATTACCATACTAAGTTTTGTATCGGTTATTATTCTAACCCTGATGCGCTTATTTGGGGTATGCAAGTCGGTTGTTTAATTAATCAAAAGTCTATGGCATTTGATTACGCTAAAAACTTTAAATCAAGATTTATTGTTGGCTGTGGCATGATTATAGATGGGCAGCCTAAATTAATGCCAATGGTATTAGATAGGAATGGTAGATGGAACAATATGATTCCCTAGAATTACTAAAATCTTTTATTAACCAAACAGTAGAAGATATAGAATATATCAAAGACGACAACGAATCCTTAATCAAAATCATGTTTACCAACAAAGAATCATTTATCATTACCGCAGATGCTTTTGATATGTATTTTGCTATGCCTAAAGATACGGAGTACCATTAATGGAAATTAGTAAAATTGCTCGCAAGATTGAGAATTGTGTTATAGAAGACTGTCAAATCGTGTACGGTGAAGACACGCTTATACTGACATTAGCAGCTCCAGATGGTAACATATTTACATTAGAAATTATTGTTGATAGTATATATCTTGAAGAAGACTAATATAACGCTCATAGACGGCACAGAAACGGATAATTGTAGCAAGGAATATCAAAGGTACTGTGAGGCATTAAGCCTCTCTAGAAAGCCATTAGAAAAGCGCAGAGAGTGGTTGAATAAGCTAAAAGATGAACAACGAGTAGAACAACTAAAATATTGGTTAAAACTTATATGGCAAAACAAATCAACATGAAACCCAATCGTACCAAACTCTTATCAAAGATTTCAACTTATCTACGCCTGTTTGATTTTCAGGTATTTCTAACTTTATTAGTTTGTCTGTACTCACTTTATATATTGTGTCTACTCGCACATCATTGGGTTTAGAATAACCTACCACTAATAACACTTGTGTAGTAGGTTGCCTAGATAATGCTTCTAATAAATACTTTTGCCCTAACAACATTTGTCTTTCATCTGGGTGTTTCCATTCTACAAACAAAAAACTATCTTTTGTTCTATTCTTATTAGCCCGGTGGTAACACATATCTAAATTAGATGCAGACCATTTAGCATTTTCTGGTATCAATCCCTCGAACTCACCAAAGTCAATGTGTTCGGCCTTAGGATTGCTCATAGGCATATAACAACTCCATTATCGCCTACAGTACATATCTGTATGTTTCCATCAGGTTGTAATATCGTTACAGTGTCATCTGCTTTAGCGTCTTGTATAAAAAACCATATTGCAAACGTAATAACCAATATCAATATATATTCTTTATCCATCCTTACTCTCCTCAAAAGTTATCTTGTTATCAGGATACATTTTATAAAACTTGTTTCTTATATCATGTACCACTTCTACTCTGATACTTCCATCACCCTCTTTAAAGAATTGAACAGTGAACCATTCCCCATCAATCGCCATTCTTCTTGTTATCATTTAATCTCCACAAAAACATGGTATTGCTTCTTCATCTTTATCA